CAGCGAGGTGATGACGTTCTCGTCTGAGTTGCGCCGGTGGATATGGCCGCTGTAGTAGACGTCGGCGACGTACTGTCCCCGTGTCCTGGATTGGTCGATCAGCCCCCGGGTGACCTCGCCGCCGCCCCCGTAGCCGTGATGGAAGTGCAACGTTTTGGATGCGCAGTGTTTTGACGCATCCTCAAATCGGAACCGCACAAAGCCGGTGTACGGCAGATGCAGAACCGGCGATTTGTCGCGGCGCAGCGATCCGGTCAAGCGCTCCAGCAGGTCCGTCTGATGATGTCGCAGGATCGACGTTTCGTGGTTGCCGTCGCTAAGAACGGCGATGTTGGCCGCGTAGGGCCGATACAGTTCTTCGTGGAACGTAACCAGCCGGTCCAGATAGTTCCCACCTCGCATCTCAACGCGCAGCGCCGAGTCGCTGGCCCGCTTGTCCCACTTGCCCTCCATTGCGCAAAACGTGTCGCCAAATTTTAGGATCGGAGCACCCGCGTCGACGGCCTGCTGATGGTGCTTGCGGATCAGGTCGAGATCCGAGTTAGCGTTGTCGGCGTGCTCGTCAGAGATGAGCAACGCCGTGAAGCGCTGAGCCTTGCCGGTAGCGTCAAATACGATATCAGCCGAGGTCGACGATCGGCGTTCGATGGTCCATGCAAGGCTCAAACTGACTCCTTTACTTCTAGCGTTTCAGGATCGCCAAAAGTAGCCGCAAGCGCCCAGATTTGCTGCATGTCGTCGTCCGCGACGCGAAGGCATCCGAAGGTAGGCCGGAGGTATCCGTACACCTGAGCCGTCCCAGGAGCGCCGCCGTGAAGCCAGATGCCGCGACGTTTCAGCGCCAGAACCGCGTCCCCGGAAACTGGCGTGAGCTTGATTACAGGATTGACCCCGTACGTCGATGATGGAGCCACCACGGACCCCTTAACGCACGCCCACAGGCCCGTAGGCGTATCACCAAAGGGCAGGATAGGCTTCCGGTTAGGGTTGCCCTCCTTGGCCGCTCGTAGGCCGTCCGACTTGCCCAGTATGGCGCAGCGGTGTATCGTGTTGCCGTCGTCGTCCACCGCCACCAGCCCGCCGGGTCGTCCCCGGTCAGGCCAGCGCGGCAGAGTCGCGATCAACTTCACTGGATGACCGCCGCCGATACGTCGCGCAACTCGGTCACGCGGACGGTGATAATCTCGACATCGCCCAGCACCCAGCCGACGCCGGAGTCGTACTTGTCGTTGACCGGCGAGAACAAGGTGACCGTGATCGTCTCGCCTTCCTTGCGATAAGTCAGGTCGACGCGGAAGCCGGTTACGGACGGATCAGTCGACCGCATAAAAACCTGTTGGCCTTTGAGGTCAGGAAATCCAGCGAAGCCGGTCGCGGCCCGCATGGCAGGCCAGTCCTGGCAGATAATCAACACGCGGACGCTGCCGACCGTAGACTCGCGACCGCAGAGCGTCGGGGCCTGGGCATTGGCGCAGATGGCCCAGACGATCAGGAGTCCGGCGATCAATGTCAGGTAAGCCAGCGTCTCGACGATTGCTTTTCTGAAGTTCACTTCTTGGCCTCTGGTTTCGCGGCTTCGACCTTTGGCGGCTGGGCCTTGGAAATCGTCAGGTTCTTCTGGTCAAACTGGCAAGCGGTTAGGTCAATGCCGGCACGTTTGCACGCTCCCTCGAATACCGATTGGGCTTGCTTTTGGATCTCGGCCTTTTGAGCGTCGATAAGTTGTAGTTTCAGCGAGGCATTCTCGATGCCTAGCTTCTCCTCCACAGTGAGCGGAGTCTGCGCAAGGCCCGCGAGGGCCAGCGTCATGGTTGCGATGATGGTACGCATAGAAATTATGGAGCGCCGCAGGTAACGGCAGTGACTAAGCCACGCGAAACCGTGATAGTCTTCACGGCTTGACCTGAGCCGCATGAGGTCGTTCCGGAATACGTGGGAGAGCCGCCGGTAAGGATTGTGCCGGAAAAGTCGACCGTCGATCCGGCGTCCGTATAAAAACCGCCAGTGCTTTTTATGAACTGATTTCCGTAAACACTTAGTGCTTCTGTAAATACATTACTGGCTCTATTAGATGTCGTACCAATTGCATACGTAGAGGCAAGCGCAAATCGGATATTCTCAACGATGGTATTCCCGCCCGTGATTGAGCCGCCAGCCGTGCCAGTCAAAACGCCGGTAAAAGTCTTGACGCCAGCAATAGATACCGAGGCAGGCCCGGTCGTTACGCACGTAGCGCACGCGCTGGTATCCTGCCAAGTAGCATTTCCCGCAGCGTCAGATGTAAGAACTTTATAAATTCCAGGCAGACTGGATAATTTGACGGCCCCAGTCACTACTAGCGTGCTGCCCAGCGTCGCCGCCCCGGTGGCGTTCAGCGTCCCGGAGACGTCGAGCTTATACGCGGGCGATGCCATAGTGCCAATCCCTACGTTGCCGCCGCTTGTGATTCTAACTTGCTGGGTAGTGCCATTGTAAAAAGCAAAATCGCTGGCGCTGAAGATGTTTACAAAACGTGTATCGTAATTTGCGTCAGAGCTTCCGTCATGCCAAATATCTAAGCCGGTAACTCCGTCTGAACGGCGGAGAAACAAACCAACGTCGTTCACCCCGCTACTGCGAACTTCCAAAACTTCAGCCCCAGCAGTCATACCGCTGGGAAGCGTCGACCCAGGACTTGTCGTCCCGATGCCGACGTTTCCGGTTGAGGCGATACGCATAACTTCGGGGTTGGCGTTCCCCGCCGTCCGAACTTTGAAGGCAAGATAACCGGCTTGGTTCCCACTGGTGCCGTTTTCTTTGAGGCCATGGATAGATGAAAAATAGCTACTGGCCGTGCTAGCGCTTGTGTTGCGGCCATAAAATCCGATGGAGCCGCCTTTGTCGACGGCCATGGCATCGTTGCTATCAACTACAAGCATTGCCGCGTACCCGCCAGCGGTCGGCCCAGTGAATACAGCCGGGCCGAGGGTATCAGCGGTCGTGTTCGCCGTGCCGCTCTGCAGAACGGAAAGCGTGGTGCGCGGGGCCGTCGTCCCGATGCCCACGCTGCCAGTGCCTCGGTCGATACTCAACACCTCCAATCCGACCTGACTTGCATTATGCCTAAAAATTGCGAACCTGGAGCCGTTGATGTTTTGCAACGAGAAGCCATAGGTATCATCGGCTTCCATTAGGCGAAGAGATGAAATCGCCCCAGTTGCTGCAACCCGTATCGTTTGTGCCGCTGCTGCGAATCCACCAACGTCAAGTTTGTACGCAGGACTCGTCGTCCCGATGCCCACGTTATTGCCATTTGGATTTAGAGACAATGGCAAATACGCTCCACCGGTCCCAGTTCTGACCGATTGCACGTACCCAACTAATAGCGTTGGGTCATATCCAACATTGAGGAATTCCGGGTTTGTTACATTAGTCGCGGTTCCGTATATCTTTAGTCCAGCGTTCCCAGGATTGTTTGTTGCGGATTGAGCTGTGTCGACAATGGTTAACTTTGATGTGGGTACGGTCGTCCCGATGCCCACGTTGCCAGTGTTGTAGTAAATATCGCTGCCGCTAGTCGTCCACTGCCCGGAGCCGTCCGCCGCCCACCCGCCGGTCCCTACCGTGTCGGTGGCCTTCCAGACGTAGCCGACGGTCGAGGAGGTGCCGAGGTTGACCGTCCCATCCGCTTTTAGGTTGTTCGTGTATGTCGTACTCCAGCGCTTTACAGCGGTCCCGCTTGTGCCGCCGTTGTCTGTCTGTGGCCGCACGAACGAGGTAGCCTCAACGCCTCCGACCCATAGCCGGTTCCAGTCGTTACCTGATGCGCCCAGGAACACTGACCCGCTCGGGTACAGGCTCAAGCTAGCAGTTGCGTCAAGTAAATTCACGAAGGCAGTACTCCATCGCGAGCCGGTTGCCCCTAATGCTGGTAGCGTAGAATCACTCACTGCGTCGCCGCTGCCAGTAGACCGAAGCGCGGGAACCCAGTCGGTAAATACGGTCGTGGAGTTGGTCGGCGATCCGCTAACGGCGCGGCTTGCGGCCAGCCACCGCGAGCCGCCGTTGTCCCGAATTGTGTAGGAAGAGTTCGATACGAAAGATGCCTGCGATCGGTGATCCCAAAAACCCGACGAGCCAGATATATCGGCTATTTCCAGCTTGCGGGATTTGAGGTATTGATTAGCGACCGCGCCGTTTGTAAAGTCGCCATTCTCCGCGTAGACAGTCTGGAAGTAGTTGGTCGCGTCCCCGATGTCGAAGGCCGAGGCAGCGTTAGCCAAGAAGTTCGCGCCCATCGTCACGGCCCCGGAAAACGTCTTGCTTCCGCTGATAGTCTGCGTCGTATCCGTCGTAACGCACGTTGCGCAGGCAAAGGTCCGATTTGTTGACAGGTCACCGCCGCCGGTCAACGGCGAGGTCGTCGAGATTGTCGTCGAGGTTAGCGCACGCGCCCCGAGCTGCGTCTGAATTGCGGAGGTCACGCCGTCGAGGTAACCTAACTCAGTCGTGCTGATAGCCGTGTTCAGCGTGCCGGTGAACGACAGGTTGCCCGTCACCGCAAGCCCCGCGCCTAGCGTAGCCGCGCCGGTAGCGTTTAGCGTTCCGGACACGTCGAGCTTGTACGCGGGGTTGGTCAAGCCGATGCCCACGTTGCCGCCGTTGAGCAGTGTCATCAAAGCACTGCCACCTGCGGAAGAGATCTGAGCATCAGGCGTCCCCGTGCCGTTGGTTGCACCAAAATAAACGGCTCCGCCAGTGGAGATATATCTTGCACCCACACCATAGGGTTCGCTTGCGGCAGCAAAGAAAGACCGACCACCCACTACGTCCAGTTTTCCAGTAGGACTCGCCGTTCCGATGCCCACGCTGCCGCCGCTTACTTGCAATCCTAAATTTGCAGTAACTCCCGAAGTTGCAGTAGTTGCGCCCTGCAAGTATCCGATGGCCCCAGTGTTAGCAACAGCAATGCCAGGCGTACTGCTACTTAAACCAAAAAATGCCGACGTGCCAAATGATCCATTATTTCCAAAAACGTGCAAAGCCGCCCCAGGACTCGTCGTTGCGATGCCCACGTTGCCGGAGGAGTCGATACGCATTTTTTCAGTGATATTTCCACCATTAATGCGAGTGCCGAATGCTAAATAACTTGCTCCGTTTCCATCAGTAGCATTTTCTTTTGCGCCGCGAATAATAGCAAATTGCGAAAATTGTGTTCCGGTATAACGGCCACCAAATCCAATGCTGCCGCCAACGTCTGCCCCTAGAGTCGAATTAGATTGCACATTCAAAATAGCAGCATTGCCACTGATTGCAAACGCTGTAGAGTTTGCAATAATACTAGCGCCATAGTCAATCGTGTCGCCAGCCGTATTGATGGTTCCGTTGGATAATACGGTAAATTTATTCGCAGGACTCGCCGTCCCGATACCCACGTTGCCGCCTGTCGGCTGTAGGAGTAGCGGATACGGTACTGATAAATTGGTGTCGTCGGCTACCTGGAGCCACATACCAGTAGCCGCAGCCCCACCGATATCAAGATGCGCTGTAGAGCTATCATTTAAACGCTGAATAAGTCCAGAAGATTGCGTTGATCCAGACGTTGCCGGTACTGCGCTGCCAGCGCCCTTGAGCTGTAACTTTGAATTTGTAGCGGGTGTCGTCGTCCCGATGCTAACGCTGCCGGTGGTGTAGTAGATGTCCGAGCCGCTGGTCGTCCACTGCCCCGAGCCGCCATCAGCCGCCCACCCGCCGGTCCCCGCTGTATCGGTGGCCTTCCACACGTAACCGACCGTGGAGGAGGCCCCGAGCTGCACCGTGCCGGTAGCCGATAGGTCATAGGACCATAGCTTGCTCATCCTGACGGACGAGCTACCAAGCACCGTAACGCCGTCTAGCCCGCCGGAAAATGCGGTCGTAGCGTAAACAGTCGGCGCGCTAAATGAAGTTCCGGCGGCAACCGTGTTAGAAAAGCTACCAGCCGCCGCCCAGACGTTTGCCCATCGGTCGGTCGTATTGCCCAGTTCCGGGTACACCGAATCGTTGACGGCGTCGCCGTCCACGGTGGCCCGTTTGGCAGGCCGGAGTTCGCCGAAAACAGATACGTGATTCGCCGCAGACGACGCAAACTGTCGGTAGAACTGCAACGCCCGCGATCCAGCGTTGTCGCGCAGCGTCCACGCGCTTGTAACGCTGGTCGCGTTAACCCGCTGGTCCCAGAATGCCGCCGCCGATCCGTTTATGTCGAACAGCTCAAACTTCCGCGCCCGCAGATAACTGTTGGCGATGCCCGCCGGAGCCGCGTCGATGTTCTCAGCGTAGATCGTCTGGAAATAGTTCGTCGCGTCCCCGATGTCCGAGGCCGACGCCGAGGTCGTCAGGATATGCGAGGCGACGGTGAGCGTGCTGCCCAGCGTCGCCGCGCCTGTTGCGTTGAGCGTCCCGGAAATCGCGAGCTTGTAGGCGGGTGCGGTCGCCGCTCCAATGCCCACATTGCCTCCGTATCCCTGCAAGATTAAGCTAGCAGCCGACGCCCCGCCGTTGAAGGTCACTCCCTGAACGTAGGGACTGCCATCGACGCTAGTCGCGCCAATCGCAAGCTGGTAGCCGCTCGAAGAGTTGCCGCGAACCGTGAAACCGGCGTTTGAGTTTGAAGTTGCCAGCGTGCTCGCCGTTTGCGCCGCAGCCCCGACGACCGATAGCCTTGCATTGGTCGATTCGGTCGCGGGTGTCGATGTCCCGATGCCGACCAGGCCTGTGAGCCGATAGATGTCAGCCCCGCTCAAAGTCCAATATCCGCCCACCGCGCACGATCCAAACGACAGCACGCCGCCCGTCGTGCCGGTCAGGCAGTCCCCGGTCGTCACGGGAGCGGCAATGGGCAGGGTGAGTGTATAGCCAGCCGTCGCCGTCGCGGGAGCCTTCAGGACCACGGACTTGTTGTCTGCGCGTGAGGTGTCGAACTCGATTTGGCCCGGCGCTGTGCCGTCCATGCTCGTAATGATGCGGATCTGATTAAACTTCGTCTGCCCGAACATCAATACCGGAAGGAGTAGCAGAAATGCTCGCATTAAATGACTCCTATGGCTGGCGTGTTGCGGCGCTGGAAAGTGCCGTCGCGCATGACCAGAAACTCGAATATGTTGACCGAGCCAGACTCTGACTCAATCGAGACGCCGCCAGTGCCGAGGAACGGCGCGCCCCATTGAAGGAGGCGTCCCGCAGTCGCGTCAACGGTGATGATAATCGTGAACTGTAGCCCCGGCGTTGGCGCAACTCCGTTGAATAGCGCATCAGCGATAGTCGTCGTGGCGCGATTCAGCAACACCTCTTGTGTTAGCCCTTTCTCCAACGCTAGCGTCAGCGAGGCAGCGCCGCCGAGATAGTGGATACCCGGAGCATCGCCGCTGGATCCGGTCGCGCCAGAGGAGCCCGTAAGCGAGCCACCACCGGCCCCGCCGCCCGCTAGCGCACGGAAGAACGCCAGGTAGTCACCGGTCACCGGCCCCTGGATCGCCTCGACGTTGTACACCCACTGCTCGCTGCGATTGTCCGGCACGGGCCACGCGGACATTGACACGGTTCGGATGAGATACGTGCCGGATATGCCGAGCAGCGAGCAGGTGATCGTCTGCGTTTGCCCAGGCTCGAAGCCCTTTGCGGCAGGCTCTTTCACGTCGTTCGTTGTGTATCGCACCACGGTGGAGAGCGCCGCAGAGTTGGCGATTTGAGCGTCAGCCTTGGCCTGCGCGTCGGCCTTCGTCAGCGGTGTCGCTGACTGAATGAACCGCTCATACTTGCCGGTGTTGCTTTCGATGGCAGCCCGCGCTGCTACCTGCCCAGCGTTTGCCGCGCCCACGAGGACCGAGTCCACGCCTACGTAGTCGACTTCGATGATGACGCCGACGCCGACCGCCGTAGCCGTGTCGTCCTGCGCGACCGTGGCCCTGCCTTCCTGCCAGTACCAATCCTTGCCGGTGTCGACGCCGTCGATGCCCAGCGTCTTCTCGACGTCGTTAACGCGTATCTTCGACACCGAATTGGCTGGATAGTCTAGCTCCCAGCTCTTCGTCGTGCCGTCGCCGGTGAAGCTCTTGGTCGCAAGGTCGCGCAGAGCATTAGAGACCTGGACGACGATGGTGTTGATGTAGTCCTCGCGTGTTTCGCGGGCCTCGATAGACGTGACGTTGGCAATGGTGATGTTGGCCGGTGCGGTGTACGCTGCCGGCACGAAAAACACCAGTTTCTTGTTGGGGCGAATAATCCACGCCATCGACGCCAGGTCAGCCACGGCGTCAAACGCTTCCCGATACGTCGAGTAAAACACGGAGAAAAACGGGATCACCGGGCCGGTCGCCACCAGCGAAGTATCAATTCCCTCGCCCGCGCCAAGGCCCGAGCAGAGGTCCGTGATGATGGTATTGACCGTCTTGTCCCGCCACTCGACCTGCCCGGTGATGCGCCGGTCGAACGTCTGCGCGAAGTCGACCGCCGCCACGTCCGCGTACACGTGAGCGGAGTTGATCAGGTCCGACGGCACGCGGCGCGTCACCTCGTCGATAGAGCCGGAGAATAACGTGGTGGTCGTGTCCTGGTGGATCACGGAAGCGCTTTGCCCAACGGTCGGATAATACGATCCGTGAACCGTGCCAAATTTCAAGGTGGACCGTCCAGCTAGGCTCTTTTCGATCTGAATCGTGGCCGGCCTAATGCGGTCGTTCCGCGTCGTGCCGCCAACTACGATAGCGATACCCATTAGGCGCGGACTCCTTGCAGTTTCAGGTTAGCCACGACCATCTGCGAGAGCTCAGCGGCGACGTTCGGCCCGCCGATCATAGAGCCGTTCACGGTGATATTCACGGTCAGCCCTTCGCCGCCCTCGCGAATCTTAAGCCCGTCCACAATGATCTCGACTAGCCGCTGATGGATATCTGCCAGCTTCGGCAGATACTGATTCATCTTTTCGAGAATGTTGAGCAAATGAATTTGCGAAAAGCGGACTTCTTTCTCAACAGCGCCTAGTGTAGACTCTTTAGCGCCGCCAACCGCTGAATTTATAACGCCGCCGACAGCCGAAGAAAACGCGCCGCTTAGGCCTTGGCCTAACCCGCCAAACAGGCTGCCGCTCGACAGCGCTCCGCCGCTGAATATCTTTTGAAAGATGTTTTGCTTGTTGGCTGCGTTGACTTGCCCGGTCAGCACGTCGAAACCGCTAACGAGAGCCTGGAGAATTGCAGTTAGCGTGCGAGCTGATTGCGCGTAGAACGACCCGCTGCCGTTCAGTAGATCGTCGATCAAGCGCTGCGTCTGTGCGTCGTTGAGCGTGCCGCTGATGTTGATTCCGATCAGCCCCTTTGTGGAAGCCGCTATTGACCGCAATGCCTCCAGGCTGTCGTGGGCTGTATTGAGGATCGAGTTGCTCTGGCCGCCGGTGTAGATCTTCGTATAGCGGACTTCTCTCTCGATCAGGTCCAGCGTCTTGTTCATTGCGGCAAATTGAAAGTTTGAAATGACGCTTGAAATAGCCGAGACGACGCTCGACACAGCGGTCACCATGGCGACGATTGGGTTAGCGGCGGCGGCAATGGAGCCGAGCGAACTTGATGCCGCTGGAGCGCCTGCAGTAATCCCCGGTATAGCAGCGTTAGCCGCACCGCCAAGCACTCCTGGTATAGCAGCGCTCGAGCTAGCCTTTGCCACGCCCCCGAACAGCCCGCCCACCTTGGCCCCCACGCCCCCCAGCGACGTCAGGAGCCCGCCTAGAGACTTCGTGACCTGATTGATGCCGCCCTCGATCACCGTGCGAATTAGCGTGTTCGCGATCTGCTTGCCGAGCCTCTCGAATAGCTCGCCGATCTTGCCGCCGTTGGTGATGATGTCGGCGATACCCCGGCTGAAGTCGGTTGTTATGGTCGAGACCGCTTGACGGATCTTGGCTTGCGCGATCTTGTACTCATTGAGTGAGTCTTTAATGTTTTCGCGGGTGATATCCAGGCCGCGCTTACCGGCGGCGCGGTTTTGCGCTTCGTTGAGGATGTCTTCGTTTGAGCGCGTCGTGATGCTGGGAATGCCGGTCTGTCGCGGAAGGTTGCGGACGCTGGGGAACGAAACGCCTTTCAACTCCGGCGCGGCCTCCGTGATCCGCATCTCGGTCAACGCAGCGGCGGCGGCACCGGCTGCGTCCTTATACTTCCCAAGCGCGATGACGCCATCGTTCAAGCGCTTCGTGTAGTCGGACTGAAGGAGCGAGAGGCGCTCTTTCAGGACAGCGGTCTTGAAGTCCTCCTCATAGGAAGAGATGACGACAATTTTATGCTTTTCGACGGCTTCTGTGGTTTTCTTAATGGCCGACGCTAGCTCCTTGCGGACGATTGCAAGGTTGCCGGAAACGTCAACTCCTTGTGCTTGGAGCTTAAGGAGTTCATTTTCCGCTTCACGCAGCTTTGTAATTTCTTTCTGTATGTCCTGATAGCTTGTTTTAATGCCAGCCGCTGCTATTATGGCTTCCTGCATCGCGTCGGTGTTTTTTTTCATTGGGTCGTAAAGCCCAAGCACCTGCGACCTAAATTTTCCCGTCGTGTCGCTCAATATCTGGAAAGTGGAAGGAGCGTTGTTTAGCCCTCCGATACTGCTGTTCAGCGCACGAATGCTTTGCTCCATTACTGGGAAATTGCGCAAGATGGTTCTAACAAAGTCGTTAGACTTGGCGTTGAGAGGGTCAAGCTCTTGCGCCATTTCGCTAAAAAACGAAACGATTTTAGGCCCAATTGATACGATATAAGCCAGCGCCAACCCAAGGGCTGCGGTCGCCGGGGTCAAAAGAGCTAGGTAGCCAATTACGGATTGGATAGCAACTCCAATTCTTACCAATGCACTTGATACTGAAAGCAGCGGGCCTGCGGCAAGAGCAAACCCGCCTAACGCCAGCGCCGCATCCTGAATGGGTTTGGGCAATCCCATAAATCCGTCTACTGCGTCCGCCACTCCAACGGCCAGACCTTCCATCTTTGGCAATAACGCCTCGACCGCAGGCAGCAACTTATCGCCGATCCGCGCCGCCGTCTGATCTACCGCGTCTTTGAAGTTCTCTATGGCATTCTTTGCGCCGCCGGTGACCATCGGCAGCTTGCCCAGCTCGGTCAGGATGACTTCGATGAACTCTTTCGAGTTGATGCCGAGCTTCTTGAAGGTCTCGGCAGGGTTGCC